ATGTACACTACAGTTATCCTTATGCTCTTGGGTTATCAGGAACTCCTTTGAATGAAGCACTAACATCTCTTGATGCAATTATTCCTCAGTTCAAACAGGAAAACAAACTTCAGAAAGTTCATTGTATTGTTCTTACTGATGGAGAAGCACAATGTAGTAAAATGAATTCTGTTGTTAAGAGACCTTGGGAAGATGATTCATATATGGGTACTCGTGGTATTGGTCAAAGAGTGATTCTTCGTAATCGTAAGAATGGACATTCTTATACCTTTAATGACTGGTGGGGAAATCATACAAAGAGTTTCAACCGTTATATTAAAGATCAATTCCCAGAAGTAAACTTGATTGGTATTCGTGTTTGTGCTACTCGTGACTTTAGTTCTTTCCTTCGTGATGGACTTGATCAAGAGTGTAAGGAATATGAGAAAATATTAAATGAGTGGAGAAAGAGTCGTGCTGTTGCTTTTGATGGATATGGTTATAACAAACAGTTTGCTATCGCATCAAGTGCTCTAAATAATGATACAGAGTTTGAAGTTAAAGAAGATGCTACTAAGGCACAGATCAAGAGAGCATTTGGTAAGTCACTTAAAACTAAGAAGATGAACAAAAAGATTCTCTCAGAATTCATCTCAATGGTGGCATAAATATGGATATGAGGTATGAAGAAGGTGATGAGGGGTATATGCAAAGACACGTTTTTGCTAGTCCAGATGATCCATTTTACGATTATAAGGATGCTACCCCAGATGTCAAAAGTATCATTCATTGTATAAATTTGCACGGAGATAATTTAGTTGGTGCTGAGATAGGAGTTCATGTCGGGGAAAGTTTTTTAACTTTATTACAAAACTGCCCTAACATTTCAAAACTTTATGGTGTTGATTCTTATGTTCCGTATGTTGATTATTTAAAAGAGGATAGCGAAAGTTATAATCCAATTGTAGTAGATAAAAAACAAATTGAATATATTAAATTAATTTCATATCACAATCAGGAATTCTCTGGTCATAAAGATAAAATTGTTTTCTATGAAATGGATAGCAATGAAGCAGCAAAAAAAGTAGAAGATAAATCTTTAGACTTTATTTTTATTGATAGTTACTGTTCATTTGAACAAGCAAAAAATGATATAAAAGTTTGGTATCCGAAAGTAAAAGATGGAGGAATTTTTGCAGGTCATGATTGGACTATACAGTTAGTTGAATTAGCAGTAATGAAGTTTAGAGAAAGTGAAAATATAAAGTCTCGAATGAGTACATATAACGATACTTGGATCTGGTATAAATAAATTGATATAATATAACATTATGGCAACTATCTGGAGTGTTGATGAACTAGTAGAAGCATCTGCTGTAAATCCCATAGAAGAAATTGATAAAAAATATTATGAATACGGACCAGGATTTGGATACTATATCCTTAGTAATGTCTACAAAAACTTTGATAAGTTTAGAGAAGTAGTCCGCTCCTGTCCTGTATATCCAAATATTATGAGTAAACTTAATCCGTTTTATACGGGTACAGTTCCTGATCCATTAGTTGCAAAGGTGAGAGATACATTATCTACAGAGAAGTGGCACACTCCAGTTTCTTCGTATATTAATTATTATCATCACTCAATTATTACTGCAACTAAAGCACAAGCATGGCCACATAGTGATAGTTTTGAAGGTAGTGGTAGAGTTTTAGTTTGTAATGGTTGGTTATCTGAACATAACCCTAAGAATAAAACTTGTTTCTACTACAATAAAAAAACTGGAAAATATACTTGGACTGAAAAAGAATATGCAAGTGCTGTTCCTAATTGGAGAAGAAGAGCAGATAATAAATTTAGAAACTTTGTTGAAGATGATACCTTAGTAAAGGTTGCTGAAGCATCAACTGAACCAGGAACAATCAGTATATATTTTAGTGATCAGATCCATGCCCCACATGTTGATTATGATGCAACAGATGAAAGACACTCCTATGTTTTGATGTTTGGAGATAATGCATACATGCAAGACACTGGTGGTCCTGATGAGAATGCTTTGAAACCACCTAATTCAATGTCAGGTATGCTACTGTGACAGTATAATAAAGTGTCCACTCTGTATTGCATTGGTGGTAGGATGTATTATAATATTAATATAAATCAAACAACTTTATCATGACTGCCCCATTTGAATTAAAGATGACAGAACAAGAAGCATTTGACGGATTAAAAAAACAGTTCGGTACTGAGTTCACAACACCAGAGGTTCGTGCATTCTGTGCTATGAACGATATTGCTTATGGTACTGTCACACGCAAAATTGCACAATACAAAGTTAGTAAAGGTAAATGGAATCTAACTCTTCAAGAGAAACTTGAGAAGACTTACGAAGCACCTTCTGCTGATCCTGTTGATCAGAGAAACCTTGTTCCTGACAAAGACCCTAACTATGTTCCTTTTGGCAACTATACAGATGTCAAAAAGATCATTCAATCTAAAATATTCTATCCTACATTCATCACTGGTCTGTCAGGAAACGGTAAAACGTTCTCAGTAGAACAAGCATGTGCTGCTCTAAATAGAGAGTTAATACGTGTAAACATTACTATTGAGACCGATGAAGATGACCTCATTGGCGGATTCCGTCTTATTAACGGTGAAACCGTTTGGCATAATGGTCCAGTCATCGAAGCCTTGGAGCGCGGTGCGGTTCTATTGCTTGACGAAGTTGACTTGGCTTCCAACAAGATTCTTTGCCTTCAATCAATCCTCGAAGGAAAAGGAGTCTTCTTAAAGAAGATTGGTAAGTTCATTAGTCCTTCTTCTGGTTTCAACATCATTGCTACTGCCAACACAAAAGGTAAAGGTTCTGATGATGGTAGATTCATTGGTACTAATGTCTTGAACGAAGCATTCCTTGAGAGATTTGCTGTTACCTTTGAGCAAGAGTATCCATCAGTTTCTACTGAAACTAAGATACTTCAACGTGTTGCTGCTAAAGCAAATGTAGATGCTCCTGAGTTCTGTAAGAGACTTGTAGATTGGGCAGACATCATCCGTAAAACTTTCTATGATGGTGGTATAGATGAAGTGATCAGTACTCGTAGATTGGTTCACATTGTCCATTCCTACAAAATCTTTACCAACAAAGAAAAAGCAATTCAAGTTTGCATCAATCGTTTCGATGATGAAACAAAACAATCATTCTTAGAATTGTATGATAAAGTTGATGTAGAGTTCCAAATTTCTAAATCTGAAGTAAACGATGAACCTGTGGAAAAATTATAAGGATGCCCTAAACAAAATGTTCCCTCTGCATTGTGCAGATGGGGATGTTTGGGCAGACTGGGAAAGTAAAGGAACTTCCCTAATAGCAAAGACATACACAACTCCTTACTTTATCAAAGCAAGAGAAGTTGAAATAGGGGATGATAAAAGTTGTATCTACAACAACATCATATATCCAAAGACGGGCAGTAACCTGCCCTGTTTTGGTATGGACTTAATGGGATTCTTTCAAAAGAAAGTCATTATAGTATTTGACTTTCAACATCCAGTAGAGAACTATTTGTTCTCAGTTGATGGACTACCAAAGAGTGAAGGAGACTATCGTTTCTTTGAACCTGGTAATCACTTCTCTGAGAATGTTTATATTGCCAAATGCACTATGGATGAAGTCGATGACCACTTGGAAATGTTTACCAAATACTTGACAAAGTATAAGGATATGGTAGAATTAGAGAAACCCACTGGTGAAGACACTAGTGTTTATAAAGACTTCGATGCTTATATGACTAAACTTGACCCAGTATCAGGATATCTGAAGGGTAAGTTTGGAGAAGACAAAGCAGAGAGTCTTGTTAACGATTTTCTATTTACCTATGGTTAATGCGTGGAGTTTGGCATATGACGTTCTTAATGGAACACTTGATCAGGAATACCCTATTGTGACTAATCACCAATTTAAATATCATGAGGAAGAGATCCTCAAAGACGTAGAAGAATACATTGCTTCTACTTACAATGGACATTATACAGGAACTCAACATGAGTTTCGTAAAGTCCAAACTATAGATCTCATGGCATCAAGAGATCTTGCACCTAATTTTTGCCAAGCAAACATTTTAAAGTATGCTAGTAGGTATGGAAATAAAGATGGCAAAAATAAGAAGGACTTGCTAAAAGTCATTCACTATGCTATGTTATTATTACACTTCGACAACCACTATGGGAAACCTACAATGACGAGTGGTAATATTGATCACCTTATGCCTTAAATCTGATCATGAAATTGAGAAAACATTTTACTATGAAACTATCTGAAAAAACAACTTCTTTGCTCAAGAACTTTTCTTCTATCAACGGTTCTATTCTAGTTAAGGAGGGCACTTCAATCAAAACTATGTCTCCCATGAAAAATATTCTTGCGGAAGCAGTTATTGATGAGGACATGCCAAGGGACTTTGCAATTTATGATTTGCCACAGTTCCTGAATACCATTGATCTGATGGACGGTCCTTTGCTTGATTTTACTAATGAACACTATGTTGTTATCAAACGTGAACGCAGTAAGTTTAAGTATTGGTTCTGCGATCATACCTTAGTTCCTTCACTTCCAGAGAAAACAATTGAGTTACCTAGTAGGGATGTTTGTTTTCAACTAGAACAAGAACAACTACGTCAATTGACTCGTGCTGCTGATGTTCTTGGTCTTCCAGATATGTCTGCTATTGGCGATCGTAATTCTATCAAACTTGTTGCTCGTGATAAGAACAATCAAACTTCTAATGACTATTCAATTGAAGTGGGAAGAACAGATAAAGAATTTATATTTAATTTTAAAAGAGAGAATATCAAGATCATTCCAGAATCTTATGATGTTGTTATCTCTAAGAAACAACTTGCTAGTTTTAGTAACACAAAACTAAACCTTAATTATTTTATTGCACTTGAACCAGATTCAGTCTACAACGACTAAATCTATTACTTTATTATGTCTGATTTTCTTTGGGTCGAAAAATACCGACCTAAAACTATTGATGATTGTATTTTACCCACTTCTATTAAGACAACCTTTAAAGACTTTCTTGAGAAAGGTGAGGTTCCTAACCTCTTACTATCAGGTCCTCCTGGTGTAGGTAAAACTACAGTCGCTAAAGCACTATGTGAAGAACTTGGTGCAGATTACTATGTTATCAATGGATCTGACGAGGGAAGATTTCTAGATACGGTACGGAACCAAGCAAAGAACTTTGCAGCAACCGTATCACTTTCTTCTGATGCAAAACATAAAGTCATCATTATTGATGAAGCAGATAACACAGGGAATGATGTACAACTTCTCTTACGTGCTAATATCGAAGCATTTTATAATAACTGCCGATTTATTTTTACCTGTAACTATAAAAATAAAATTATTGAACCTCTCCACTCCCGATGTGCAGTTGTAGAGTTCAATATCAAAGGTAAGATGAAGACTCAACTTGCTGCAAGTTTCTATGGACATCTTCGTACTATCCTACAGAAAGAACAAGTTGAGTCAGATGATAAAGTCCTGATTGAAATTATACAAAAACACTTTCCTGATTGGCGACGTATTCTAAATGAGTGTCAGCGATACTCTGCTAGTGGAAAGATTGACTCAGGCATTCTTGTTGAGATGTCTGACTCTAATGTGTCTGATCTTATGGGATTCCTCAAGGATAAAAATTTCCAAGAGGTTCGTAAATGGGTCGTTGCTAATCTGGATAATGATATGGCATCTCTTCTTAGAGGTGTCTACGATTCCCTTTCAGATCATATGGAAGGTCCTGCAATGGCAGCAGCAATTTTAATTATTGCAAAGTATCAATATCAGGCAGCATTTGTTGCAGATCAAGAAATTAATTTACTAGCATGTTTAACTGAGATTATGGTGGAGTGTGAATTCAAATGACTAACAAATTTATTAAAAAAAGAGAAAAGATTAGAGCACAAGTAAAGTCTAGATTTTACTATTTGTTCTGGGGAACTGCGACTCTATCTGTTGTAGCAGGACAAGTTTATCTTGGTACATCCTATCGTGCTATGGCAAGATCAATGAACAGATGGTTTGAAGAAACTATTGATATCATGACTATGCCGAAGAGACCTAGTGGGATATATCAACCAATGCCATCTTCACCTGAAGACCAATACCCAATTATAAGATGATTGATTTTACAAAATTCGATTTCAATAGAATATTCGGTGTTGTTAAAGGGACAGACGGAATGAAAAGAAATCAAACAAGAACCGTTAGATCAGAAATTCAAGAAGAATCTATTGCTCTGTTTAGTGATGATCAACTTAAATATGTTGGCGATACTGAAGATGGTAGAGACTTCTATGGTTTAAAAGATGGACTATACTATGAGTCAAAAGCAATGGATGGTATGTTTTTAAAAACAAAACCCATCACTAAAGAAGTTACACTTAAAAACTTTCAAGGTAGAAATTTAGGTCTGCCTGAACAAACTTTTGATTACATGTTATTATGGGATACTAAAAATTATAAGGTTGGTTATTGTAATTGGGATGCCTGTATGAAAAATATAAAAATTAAAGATGCAGTTATTTCATTCAGAGTTGATTTTGATGACATTACATTTGTTGCTGACAATATAACTCCACATGAAAAAGAACCTCTTGCTCCGTTACATAAAGAATTCATTAGAGAATGGATACTTAGTTAATGAAATATTTAAAGACTCCCCTTCGATATCCTGGTGGTAAGTCAAGAGCAGTTCCTAAACTCTCTAAGTATTTCCCAGACATGAGTAATATTAAAGAGTACAGAGAACCTTTCATTGGGGGAGGTTCTGTTGCTATTGCTATCACTAAACAATATCCTAGTATTGATATTTGGGTCAATGATTTATATGAACCACTGTATAATTTCTGGGTTGAGTTGAGAGACAATGGTGAATATTTGCACAACCAATTAGCACAATTAAAAACTAGATATCCTGATCGTGGTTCTGCCAAGGGATTATTTCTAGATGCAAAAGAAGCAGTTACAGATGAAAACCAAAAAGATAAGGACAGAGCAGTTGCTTTTTATATTGTTAATAAGTGTAGTTTCTCTGGTCTCACTGAGAGTTCGTCCTTCTCTCCACAAGCAAGTGAGTCCAACTTCTCAATGCGAGGAATTAACTTCTTGCCAGAATATTCAAGATTAATTACCAATTGGAAAATTACCAACCTTAGTTATGAACAACTCCTTTGCGACAGCAAACAAACCTTTATCTACCTCGATCCTCCCTACGACATTAAATCCAACCTATACGGTAAACGTGGAGTCATGCACAAAAGATTTGATCACGATGTATTTGCTAGTGATTGTGACCGCTTTATCAGTCCTCAACTCGTATCTTATAATTCGTCTCAACTGGTCTGCGAAAGATTCAAAGGGTGGGAAGCAGGACAATTCGACCACACCTACACCATGAGATCCGTAGGTGCATACATGAATGAACAACAGGAAAGAAAGGAACTGGTGCTTTTAAATTATGGAACTTAAAGATTGGTTAAACTCGATCAACTATAACAAAGATGATCTTTCCGAAGACATAAAAACATATCCTCCTTACATTATTAACCGTTGTTTATCGGGACATCTTGATTGTGTAATGTTCTCTAATGAGATGAATATGTACTCATACCTTGACAAAGATATGCAATATTCATTTTATCTAAATAGTTTACGAAAACGGAAAAGATTTTCTCCTTGGATCAAGAAAGAAAAGATTGAAGACATTGATTCCGTCAAACAATATTATGGATATAGTAATGAAAAAGCTAAAGCAGCATTGCGTATATTATCAGAAAGTGAACTCAATTACATTAAGTCAAAGCTTGACATTGGAGGAACAAAATGACGGTATCTGAACCCCAAGTATCTTGGTCGCAAAACAATATGGTTGAGGTTTCCCTCAATGAACCAGATGATTTCCTAAAAGTCAGAGAAACTCTTACGAGGATTGGTGTAGCATCACGTAAGGAAAAGAAATTATATCAATCTTGTCATATTCTACACAAACAAGGTAGATACTACATTGTTCATTTTAAGGAGTTATTTGCTCTTGATGGTAAACACGCTAACCTTACTATTAATGATGTTCAGCGTCGGAATCGTATTGCTCAACTTCTTGCTGATTGGGGTTTAATTACCATTGTATCTGATACTGAAGTTGGAGATATTGCACCACTTAATCAGATCAAAGTTCTTGCCTTTAAAGAGAAACAAGAGTGGACACTAGAGTCTAAATATAATATTGGTCGTAAGAAAACGTCTGTAGAAAGCGAATAACCGTAATGAAAGGGAGGGTTTTACACCTCCCTTTTTTAGTGTGTTTACCTATATAATAATTGAGGATGCCTAATGGGTCCTTATTTAAAACACAGACGCTTAAGGAGGTCAATTATGTGGACGACTAGCATGAGGAAGTATGGTGTAAATGACATTGTACAATTCTTGAATGATGTAGAAAAAACTACTATTGGTATGGATGAGTGGGTGCAAAGACTCGCTGCACAACATACAAGTGAAAGGTCATCTTATCCCCCATACAATCTAGTTAAAGAATCAAATACAGATTTCAAACTTGAAATTGCATTAGCAGGATATCAAAGAAAAGACATTGATGTTTATTCTGAATTAAATAAATTAGTTGTTGAAGCTAAAAAAAGTGATGATGATGATTCTGAATATGTGCATCGTGGATTAGCAAGACGAGCATTTACTCGCACATGGACATTAGCTGATGATGTCGAAATTGATAAAGTAGATTTTGTAGATGGTTTATTGACGATTAGTTTAAAGAGGATCATTCCCGAACACCATAAGAAAAAGGTGTACTCGATCGGAGAACCCCAACTTTTGACTGAATAAATAATAAAACTCAAAGGACTCTTGACAAAAACCAAGAGTCCTTTTATAATATAAACATACATTGTAAAAATATGGCAGTATCGATCGTTTACTTAATATCAGGTGAGACTCTGATATCTGGTGTGGAGGAGGTTTTGGTAGGTGAAAGACTTATTGGATATAGACTTCACAACCCACATAGACCAGATATTATTATGGAGGGAATGGATGATCCTGGTATGGCACCTGGTGCTGGTGGTGCAGATAGTTCAGATGACTCTGATAATCTAAGAGACTTGTATGGTGGTCATGGTAAAAATCCCATGGTCGGGGATCCTTCTAGATTCCTAACAGATAAGCAACCAATGCTTAAAAGTAAACTAAAAGACGATGAACAGGAAATTGATATTAACCTAGTTCCGTGGCAACCTCTAGCGAAAGAGGCAGTGTTTACTATTCCTGCAGATAAAATTATTTGTGTCTATGAACCAGTTAGGGATTTGGAAGCAGCATATCTTGAGAAACTAAATGAAGAAGTAGGTGATGACAAGTCTGGAAAGAAAAAGAAGAAGTCTAAATCAGTCAAACAAATTTTAAATGAACTGGAGGATAAAACAGCAGAATGATAAAAATTCTCCTTTTAAAAGATAAAGCAGTTTTAATTACTGAAATTGAAGAAGTGGGAGCAGATGTAGGAGAACCTGATTGTAAGTTAATCAATCCAGTAGAGATCCTAGACACAGCACCACTCCAGTTTAAAAAGTGGTTACATGACTATACCACTCAGACAACAACTATGATACAATCAGATAGTATCCTAACAATTGTTGATCCTCATAAAATTATTGAGGATGACTATAAAAAGTTTCTTAGTAAATGAAGTTCTATACAAATGTCCAACTAGTCGGAGATGATTTCCTTGTCCGTGGTTACGATAATGGTAACTACTTTCAGACAAGAGAAAAGTTTTCTCCGACTCTTTTTATGAAATCTCCTAAGAAGTCTAAGTATAAGACTCTATCTGGAGAAACAGTTTCTCCCATCAAACCTGGTAGTGTGATGGAATGTAGAAATTTTATGGAGAAATATAGTGCTGTAGAAAACGTATCAATATATGGAAACGATAAGTATATCTATCAATATATTTCTGATACTTACCCACAGGAAGAACTTAAATTTGATGTATCTAAGGTAAGAATATTTACGATTGATATTGAGGTAGCATCTGAAAATGGTTTCCCTACTACAGATGCAGTTGCTGAAGAGATCCTTGCAATTACTATTCAGAACTATGCAACAAAACAAATTGTTTCATGGGGTCAAGGTGCATTCGTAAACAAGAAGGAGAACGTTAGTTATATCAACTGTAACAGTGAAGTACACCTTCTACGTTCTTTCCTTGCCTTCTGGACAAAGAACTATCCAGATGTGATCACTGGTTGGAATTGTAATTTATATGATATTCCTTATATCTGTGGTCGTGTAGATCGTGTCCTAGGTCAAAAAGAGATGAGGACATTTTCTCCTTGGAATATGGTAAGAAAAGGTATCGTAAAGATTATGGGACGAGAACATGTTTCTTATACTGTTTCTGGAATAGCATGTCTTGATTATCTTGATCTCTATAAGAAGTTTACTTATAAGGCACAAGAATCTTATAGACTAGATTATATTGCTGAAGTCGAACTTGGTAAGAAGAAACTTGATCACTCTGAGTTTGATACATTCAAAGACTTCTATACGAAGGGTTGGCAGAAGTTTATTGAATACAACATCATTGACGTAGAACTAGTTGATGAGTTGGAAGACAAGATGAAGTTGATTGAACTTGCCTTGACTATGGCATATGATGCCAAGGTAAATTATATCGATGTTTTCTATCAGGTAAGGATGTGGGATACTATCATTTACAATTACCTGAAACGAAAGAATATTGTTATTCCTCCAAAGGAAGAATCTAATAAGAATGAAAGATATGCAGGTGCATATGTGAAAGAACCAGTGCCAGGTGTTTATGACTGGGTTGTTTCCTTTGACTTAAACAGTCTGTATCCACATTTAATCATGCAGTATAATATTTCCCCAGAAACTTTACTTGAAGAAAAGCACCCTTCAATTACAGTTAATAAGTTACTCAAGAAGAATCTAACTTTTGAAATGTATAAGGACAATGCAATCTGTGCTAATGGTGCAATGTTCCGTAAAGATAAACGTGGATTCTTACCAGAACTAATGGAGAAGATGTATGGTGACCGTGTTATATTCAAGAAAAGAATGCTCAAAGCAAAACAAGAGTATGAAAAGACCCCAACAAAAACTCTTGAAAAAGAGATCTCTAGATGTAATAACATTCAGATGGCAAAGAAGATTTCTCTTAACTCTGCCTATGGTGCAATTGGTAATCAATACTTCCGCTATTACAAACTAGCAAATGCAGAAGCAATCACATTATCGGGGCAGGTTTCTATTCGTTGGATTGAACAACACATGAATCAATACCTAAATAAACTTTTGCAAACGGAGGAAGTAGATTATGTTATCGCATCTGACACCGACTCAATCTATCTTAATCTTGGACCTCTTGTTAATAAACTTCTTGGTGATAAGTCTAGCGACAAAACAACAGTTGTGGGGATACTTGACAAGATCTGTGAAGAAAAGTTGGAACCGTTCATTGAAAAGTCCTATCAAGAACTTGCGGATTATGTTTCTGCGTATGATCAAAAGATGTTTATGAAACGAGAAAACATTGCAGAACGTGGCATTTGGACAGCAAAGAAAAGATATATTTTAAACGTATGGGATAGTGAAGGTGTAAGATATGAAGAACCAAAACTGAAGATGATGGGTATTGAGGCAGTCAAATCATCAACTCCTGCTGCATGTAGAAAGTTAATTAAAGATGCCTTGAAGATGGTTATGGAAGGAACTGAAGAAGAAGTGATTGATTTTATTGCAGACTCTAGAAAGAACTTCCGTTCAATGAGTCCAGAGGAAGTTTCATTCCCAAGATCTTGTAGTAATGTTACTAAGTATAAAGGAGAATCTGACATCTATGTGAAAGGTAGTCCAGTTCATGTAAGAGGATCACTGCTCTTTAATCACTATATAAAAAAGAATAATTTGGATACAAAGTATTCATTGATTAACAATGGTGAAAAAATTAAATTCTGTTACTTGAAGATACCAAATCCAATTCATGAAAACGTCATTTCGTTTATTCAAGACTTTCCAACTGAAATTGGACTTGACAAGTACATAGATTATGACCTACAATTCGAGAAGAGTTTTGTTCAACCACTCAAAGCAATTCTGGATGCTATACAATGGAAAGTTGAAAGAAGAAACACATTGGAGCAATTTTTTGTATGAAGGACCAAGCATCTGTAGGTAATGAATCACCTACTGTAAAATATCAAAGAGCATTAGATCTCTTTACAGAATCGGTTATGAAACCTGACCACGAATTGCGTGGTTGTGCTCACAATCAAGATTGTTATGAAGACTTGATGGAGATTAGAGAACATGTTTTGAATTATCTTTCGACTTTGAAATCATCACATAACTATCAAAACCCTGATGAGTCAGATATAATAGAGAGTGAGAAGTTAGAACAAACAGCACCCTTATCAAAATGGCGATAGTGTGCTATAATATATGAAGATACTTTGATTATGGATTTTTTAAAAGAAATTGTAAAAGAAATTGGTGATGAATACACCCAACTTGCATCTGAGGTAGAATCAACTGAAGAATTTATTGACACAGGTTCGTACATTTTTAACAGCCTTGTATCAGGGTCTGTATTTGGCGGTGTATCTCGGAACAAAATTACTGCAGTGGCTGGTGAGAGTTCTACTGGAAAAACTTTTTTCTCTCTCGCTATCGTTAAAAATTTTCTTGACACTAACCCTGATGGGTACTGTCTATATTTTGACACAGAAGCCGCAGTTAATCGTGGACTATTGGAATCTAGAGGTATTGATCTTGAAAGATTTGTTGTTGTCAATGTGGTAACAATTGAGGAGTTTAGATCAAAAGCATTGAAGTCTGTTGACATATACCTCAAGACAGATAAAGATAAACGCAAACCTTGTATGTTTGTGTTAGACTCTCTAGGTATGCTTTCAACTGAGAAAGAAATTACCGACACACTAAATGATAAGATGGTTCGAGACATGACCAAATCTCAACTTGTCAAAGGAGCATTTAGAATGCTCACACTTAAACTTGGTCAGGCAAAAATTCCCCTTATAGTTACAAATCACACTTACGATGTCATTGGTTCTTACGTCCCTACAAAAGAAATGGGTGGAGGCAGCGGTCTCAAGTACGCAGCAAGTACAATCATCCATCTCAGCAAAAAGAAAGAGAAGGACGGAACGGAAGTTGTTGGAAACCTTATCAAGGCAAAGACTGCTAAGTCACGTTTAAGTAAGGAGAATCAAGATGTTACGGTACGTCTTTATTACGATCAACGTGGTCTTGATCGCTACTACGGTCTTCTAGAGTTAGGAGAACTAGGTGGTCTTTGGAAGAATGTTGCAGGTAGATATGAGATTGATGGTAAGAAAGTATATGCCAAAGCAATATACAAAGATCCAGAATCTTACTTCACTCCTGAAGTAATGGAAAAGTTAGACGCTATTGCACAACAACAGTTTGCTTATGGAGAAAATTGAACTTACTGTTCTTAGAAACTTTTTAATCAATGATCAGTATTCTAGGAAGGTTCTTCCTTTTGTTA